GTATTATTATTTCGTTGATATAAATAACCACTTGCATTTGCTGTATACAAATCTAAACTATCTGGTTTGGCATTCAAAGTTGGGATAAGAACACTTTGTCCAGACTGATCAAGATAAGGTGGTTTATTTGGGGCTACACCACCAAGGGTGTAAGTTCCATTAGACCAATTTGCATTACCGCGAACGATCATTCTTGAATTGGTCATATCAACGCCGTAGGGCGCGTTAAAAGCGGTTAAAGTTACTGCTGTGTTTGCCATTTTTTATTACTCCTTTAGTAAACTACATTATTTAGATTATTTTGTCCTGCCCCGCCCCTAAAAATTGGTCTGGTATTATTTATTCCCTGACGCGAACGGGTAATTTGTTGCCTAAGAGCAAAGATAGATTTTTTTGCCTGATCTTTTGCATCTTCAAGCACTGCTCCACCGAGTCTCCTTGCGTAACGCAATGAGATTATATCTGCGACTGCTTCTTGACAGTCCAAAATTGGAATATAAGTGAAATCCCAGTTCACATCAGGAGTTGCACGATCAATGATGGCGAATTCCCAACGAATACGAAGGTCCATTGGTACTGTAGAACCATTCATCCAAATTCCATCTGATCGCCACTCCCATTCTCCGAGCGACATTTTTTGATTGTTCGGTCTTAATGCTCCGGTTGCTTGTGGAACTAAACTAAATGGATAATTCGTCCCAGAGGGGCGTTGCCAAACTTCCAAAGGATATAACATATTATTTGGAAGAGTGAAGGTAGGCCACTGCTGAAGACCATCAAAGTAGCCAGTATATTGCAATGCTACTTGGATAGCAGGATTGGCAACGCCTGCGCCGAGTGGAGAGTTAATAGTAGGTAAATTATAAAGAATATAATTATCACCAATTAATGTTGGTTGTCCCATTATTCTAATTTGTCTATAAATTTCTCTTATTGCACTATTCATTAAGACTGGCAATGTGGAATTTTTATTTGTTCCCGGTATTAAATTTCCAGCATCATATTGAGGATTTGTAAGAATTTGGCCTTCGCCGGGAGTTCCTGTGACGCCTTTTTTGTCGTCGTCCACAAGTACGCGAACAAGATTTGCTACTTGAGTAAGTGTGGGATAATTTGTAATTCCAATTATTGCCATTTTATATCCTCTATTACTTAGACGCACGAACTTCCGTGGTGAGGTTTGAACTCTTCAAAGGGGAGACACCTTTTACTGATTCGAATTCACCACGGAAGGCTTTAATGGTCGCAGTCTCCTTAGCGCAACCAAACTATTTAACCTTTGAAACTTTTGCTGTATCATCATTTATTAGTCCCAGTTGAATCGCCCGTTGTTTATCACGAACTAAACCACAAAAACTACACTTTGCAGTTTTTGGATGAATAAGATTGAAACAATTTTCGCATTCAACCTTTCCGAAAGTTTCATTTTTTGCACGATAAGTTGTATTATACCAAGAAAAATTTAGTGGTTCTCCATTTTTATTGCTGAAATAATTGGCTGCTGCACGAGCAGTTCTTGTAACAGCATACTTAACGGAAGCAGGGTTTTCCCTTTCAATCTGTTCCATAAGGGATAATTCTTTAGCAAATGTTGCTTCCAATCTTTTCTTAGCAGCGGCAACTTCTTCTTTTTTAGGAGGAAGAGACTCAGACCAAAAAATTCCATAATTATTAAGATTATTCTTCGGAAAATCTAAATTAGCCCCATCCCAATTTTGATCAAGTCCAGGATTCTGTGGATTCAGCATTTTTGATGCTTCTTTATAACCATCTGTCCAGCGAGTAAATCTAATACCATTGCTGTCAAAATCTTCAATCGGAAATGGATGTCCAATTTCGCCTACTAATTCAAATTCTTTATCTGATGGACAGGCTTTGAAAAATAAATGTGGATGATTTGGAACTCTCTGAATGCCTTGTGCCGCACCCCAGTCTAATGGCCCGACATTATAAATATAAATTGGTGTGATATTTGGGGCATAATTTTCAGTAACTCTTAAAACATTTGGAAATAACTGTTGATTTACAGAAGTAGTTTTCTCTTCTGCAAGGTCTTTGCGTTCTATATACGGCATATTGTCTCCTTAACTATTTTACACTATTGGACTGTTTGATTGAATCCTTTTATATTTATGCAAGGCTTCAACTTGTCTCGCCATCATTTGAAAGTCGGACTCAAGTTTGCGTTGTTTATCTTCCAACCATGAAGCCGCAGATAATGTTGCTTTTCTAACACAATCTGCATAAGCGTCTTCATATAATTGGAGTCTATCGGCATCTTCTTTTAATGCCATTTCTTTATTGAATTTTATTTTGGCTTCAATACTGACTTCCATACCGGCCAAAATAATTGGAATAATTACATCAATTAATTCGTTACTTAAAGAGTAATACTCAACTAACATTTTACCATTTTGAAATTCTACATCTTTAAGCGGGAGTAGCAGTTGGTAACTTCCGTGATATGGATATTCACCTAATAAACATAATCCAGTATTTGGACATCGGTTATTATTATAAAATTGAGAGGGTGTTTCAGGCGGCAAAAATGGCATATTGACATTTATGCCAGGTGGACACCACTTCATCAAAACCCAATGTGGGAGATTATCTAATGCTGGAACTTCTTTATATCCAACATAAGTTTCACCTTCCGCTTCCCACTCTCCACCTTGAATGCTTATTTCCGACTGCGCCCAAGAAATACGAAAAATAGGTTCGTCGTATTGATTTTTTCCGCAAGCATTAGTAATTCGTTCTTGAAAGTGATCTGGTGGATATAGAATTTCACGGACAGTTCTGTCTATCGGTTTAAACATCTTCCGACTCTACTTCAACTTTATATACTGGTTCGCGATACTTAATATTCCGAAAATCTACGAGTTGAAACTTTTCACCATCAAACTCAACTTCTTCACTTAATAAACCAAACTTAACCATATCGCCAAGTTTTAATTCATCCGATGGAACCGATGAACCAATTGCAACAACAATTCCAACTCCAGGTTTATTCTGATACCCACGAGGAATTTCAATAATTCTATCAGTGAATCCTTTAGCGTAAGCGTGATGTTCAGCACCGTGCTGTCTAATTAAAACATTAAAAAGCAGAGGCTGGGGTTTTCCATATCTGAAACCCTTCTCTGCTATCTTTTCTTTCCATTCAGAAGGAGCATTGGTTTCCGGGTCGAATTCTCCACCCATTTTCCACTGTTCCCTTAATGCTAAATCATTAAATTTTCTATTATTTGTTACAACTAATTTATCCATACTTGTCTCCTTATATGGGTATTTATCTTTTAAATTTTAATGGGTTTCATATAATATATGAAACCCAATAATTGTCATTTTCGTAGCGAAATTGAAAGAGGACTTATAAGTAAATATTAGTTACTTATAAGTCCTTTAATTAGTTAATATTAGGGATAGATGCACCGTATGCAAACAATCCTTGTTTTGGCGCAGAGTCAGCGAAATTGAACGATGTTACATATGCGAACTGACTAGAAGTTAACCAACCATGTCCAGCAGGATCAGGAACAGGAACAGTTGTTTGACCATTTCCATAATTGTGCAATTGTAGTGGAAGCAACTCGCCGGTAAACCAGTTATCTGTCAATAGCAGATCAATGCGGCCCTGGGGCTGAACGTATGAAACGTGAGATTCACGATCACCATAAGTTTTTTGGAAATATTTCTTGGAAACATCAGGAACCTTGTTCCCTTCCTTGAATTCCCCGGAATTATTAACAACTTTTGCGTAATACTGTGTCTCTGCAATAGCAACTGCCTGATCTTCCGGAATGATATAAATTCCAGAGTCTTTTGCCTTATTATCGGCACCCATTGCACGACCAAGCAATGCTTCAACGCGCTGACTAAATGATGCCACAATTGGCGAACCATCAAGGTTGATTGAAGGAGTTGTAATACGATTTGGATATGTTGAACGATCATAACCAGCAAGAATACCTGTGGTTGCAGAATTCTGCCAAGCAGTTGTTCCAAATACACCTTGATTCAATGCACCAGAAGAACCAGCGATCATCAAATAAGCGCCCGGAACTGTTCCAGCAGGAAGAACTGTGCTGAAAAATATAGTGGAAGTTGCAGGATCAACTACTGAAATAGTTGCAGTTGCAAGTGCAGAACCACCTTCCGCAGCGAAGACCTGAATAACTTGGTTATCAGTGAATGCCATTGCACGAACGCCAGTGATATAAGCAACTTTATTGCCTGACCCACCAGAGAGAGAAATGGTAGCATTCGCAGGAATCTGAGTGATTGCACCAGAAGAATCGCCGTAGCAGATACCTTCAAGACCAGCCATAGCCGAATCAAGAGAGTTCTTTAGTTCTTCTGCCTTTAAAGCGATGCGTGAACGCTGTTTGCCAGTTGATGCCAATTGTGCAAGAGTTGTAGTTTCACAAACTGCATAATGGAATACAGGCGAAAGGGCAAAGTCACCCCACACTGATTGATTTCCACGACCTAATGAATCACCGTCACCAGTTCCTTGAGAAATATAAGCGCCGCCTTGAACACGGAAAGGAACGCGGAATGAAGGACGAGTTGTAGTGCCAGCAATTGTTTGAAAAGAAACAGGAACCTTCGTAAACCGGTCCTGAGCAAGACTATAAAAAGTGCTTGATTTTGGAATTAAAGATGGGATTTTTGTTGCAAAGGCTTCAATTTCAACTGCCTCTACAGATGCTTCTACGCCAAGAGCCATATAATTACTCCTAAAATGAAATTTTTGTTATTTTCTTTGAGAATCCATCACTTGGTTTAATGCCATTTTTACTCTGCTGGCTCAGATGCAAGTGTGATGCCCTCCACAAAACCAATAACTTATTTCCCTGTCATAGTTTTTAGCGCCAAGTCGATGGCGTACTCTAAGAATCGGGATTTGTGGCTTAATACTAAAAATTTTGAGATATTTAAATATCTCTATTTACTTAGACGCCGGAACTTCAACCCTCTTTTTCATATTGCAAAATTCACCAAATAAATTTCTACCACCACAAATACACGTCTCGTCACTTGTGTGAATTCGGCTCCGATGACCAAATGGCAATCCACAGGAATGAGTTTGGCCGTCCCTATCAGATTGCCATGTAAAATTACATTTCATATTAGCATTATTTCTGATTTCGTCTAAAAGCATTAATTGTTCATAATAATCTGTGGGCCAACTTCTTAACGCCATTGAACCTTTCTACCGTCTTTTAAAGTTGCAGTATTATTGATAAAATCAATCTCTGCTGAAGGTTTTGACCAATCAATCAATTTATCCGAAGGTTCTTTCGCTAACATTATCGTTTTACCTGCCGTAACAGGTGATGTAGCAACTGCTTTTTTGGTTGATGTTACATTTTTAGGCGATCCAAAAATATTCTTCGCAGTGTCAAAAGCCAACTCTTTAGCAACACGATTAAATTCTTGCGCTTGATATTCTGCTATACTTTCTGGCGTAACATTTTTATTGGATAATCTAATTTTAAGTTGTTTATCATAATTAGGATTTGCGTTTAGATTTTTCCAAACTTTAGCGTCCAGAGTTGTTTTATAATGTTCAACTTGAGATTCACTCAATTTGAAATTTTTAGTTTGTTGAGCAATTATTGAGTTAAAAACCGGCGCTATCTTTGCCATCCCCGCGTCTTGAGCCTTATTAAGGAAAATTTGATGTCTTTCTTCACGAATCGCTGCTCGCTCTGCTTCAAGTGGGTCGGCTTTCCCGTTTCCACCTTGAGGAGTTGTTTTTAAAGAGTTGACACCTTTAATCTGATTGTCTAACCAAGTTGCAAGTTGATTAACCATAGAGGGAAGACGACTTGCATCAGTCTCATTCAACATACTCTTTACATGGTTAATAACTCCATTTTGACTTAGTAATCCCAACACATATGGTGCCATTGTTTCATTAAATACTTGAGGGTTGGAAGTTGCAAGTTTATCCAAATACGATGGAGCCAATTTTGCAATACCGTCAGGGAACTGTTTAAATAAATCATCAAGAATTTTTGGATCGCCAACATTTAGTAATTCATCATTTGCGTCATAGGCTCCAACTCTTTCTTGAAGACCTCTTACTCCATCAACGCCGCCAACTGCATCAATTAGTTCTTTCGCAGTTGTTGCTTCTTCGGGTGTTGCAAACAACTTTTTATATGTTGATTCAGTTTTAAAATGTTCGTCAGCAAGTTGTTTTAATAACTTTGCCTGTTCGGGGTGTTCTTCAGAAAGTTTTCGCACGGTATCACGAATCGTTTTACCATTTACTTCGGAAGAGTCAGGCGTCACCTTTTCGCCACCTTCTAACTCTTCTGCTTCTTCAACACCTTCTTCAACAACTTCTTCAATACCTTCATCTACAATTGAATCTTCTGCACTTAAAGGTGTTTCGTCTACTACACTATCCATTATTTCGTCTGACATTTTGTCTCCTACTTCGCTTTCATTAATTTCTCTACATCATTAGTTAAAGTATCCAAGTAAGAATTCAAGGATTCTTTAAATTCAATTACTTTTTGGGGATCGTTTTCTTGTATTATATCATTCATACGAGTTAATATACCCCATCTAATAAGAAATTTTGCTATAATATTAGAAACGTCATCATTAAATCTTACGCTTTCATCTGTAATTTTGTTTTGTCTCCTTAAAATGTGAGTGTGGTGGAATTGGAAAACATAGCGATCTTGAAAATCGCCACCCTCTACGGTTTATGGGTTCGAATCCCGTCACTCGCACTCTTTAATTCTATTTATCTTCAGGTGCTAAAATTAGTCCCAAAGCGCCTCTAATCTTTTTCTTGGGTCTTGCCTTTTCTGGTAAATCTTTACCTTTACTAGCTTCATTAAATTCATCGACATCTACACCAGATTTCTCTAATTCATCTCGGTTGGCATTAAAATATCGTTCTTGTGCTTTTGATTTATATGGCATTATTTCTCCTTAGTTATAGTTTGCGGTGGATTATTTTTCAACCAGTCTCTCATTGATAAAACTGGAGGCGCAACTGTTTGAACTGGATTATTTTGCATCCATTCACTACTGTTAAGAGAAGGAATTGGTGTAGTTTGAATCGGTTGTCTTTGTAACCATTCATTACTATTTATAGAAGGACGCTGATTCGTCTGAACCGGATATTTCTTTAAAAATTGTCCTTCATTGAACGTAGGATTAGGTGTTGTTTGTATAGGAAATTTTTTCAACCAATCAGTGCTTGAAATATTATCTTTTGCCTTTTGAATCATCTCGGTCCAAGCATCATATATCTTATTTGCCATTACGAGCCTCCAAATTTGGCAGGTTCTTCATTACCAAAAATAACTTCAAAAGAATGTTGTTTTCCATCCCAATATATTGCACCGATTCCACCTGGTTGAACACTGTCGCCCATCTCTGGTTCAATAGTATCTTCATCTTCAAGAAAGTTATTAAGTGCTGTGCAATTAGATGTGTGCCCAACAAATAAAGTTAAATTATTTCTTGCTTCGTTTAATGAATGCTGAAAAAATACAAATGAACGGTTTTCAAAGTTCAGTAAACTTTCTCCTCTTGGAACTTCTATCCCAGGATTACGAATAAACAATCGTAACGCTTGCTCAGAGTTATCGCGTTGCATTCCCGAAAAAACGCCCAAATGCCAAGGTAATAGTCCACGAGTCTGCTCAATTTTAATATCGTTAGGACTTACAATATTAGCAGTTGAAAAAGCGCGTAACAGCGGAGAAGTTAATACCCTTTTAAAGTTAAAATGTTTTAAAAATTTACTTGCTTCTTTCGCTTGTTCAACTCCTTTATCGTTAAGGTCAAAGTCGCCCCAAGACCTGTATAAGTTCTCTTTATTGCCTTCGGTTTCACCGTGCCGCAAGAATAGACCGACAATTTGTTTAGACATTTTTTTTACCTTTATGTGAGTCACTCATTTTTGCTCGTGTTTCTGGTGAAAGAATTTTGCCTTTCAATGAAGCACTCATTTTTGCTCGTGCTTCTGGTGTATGAATTTTACCTTTATGTGAGTCACTCATTTTTGCTCGTGTTTCTGGTGAAAGAATTTTGCCCTTATTTGCACCCATTTTAGCCCTTACTTCTGGTGGATGCGGAATACCCTTATTCCAGGCAGTCTTACCAATTCTTACTTGTGACATTTTATTAATTGTTGACTCAGAATACATATTAGTTTTGCCTTTATTCCAAGGAATCCTGCCCTTACAAGCATTACTCATTTTCAATCTTACTTCGGGAGACGACTGAGCACGTTTAACTCCGACGGATATATTCTTTTTAATATCTTCTGTTATTTTACCTTTGGAATTACCACCTAACTCTAAATTATATCCTTGGTTTCTTTCGTTGGTATAGCAATTTTTAATCCAAACTATCTCAAGCCTGTCAAGTTCTTTTTGATTTTCAATGTTTTCAATAATAACTTTAAACTCAAAATTATTCACACCATAATTATTAATTGCATTATATAAAGGCTTATTAAATTTTTGGTTTGTACACCATTTATGTTGAACCCATCTCTTATATGGATTTACATTTATTGTTTGACCAAAATATCTTTTGCCATCTAACAAATTTGTAATACAATAAATTTTTCCATTCATAGTCTTATTATACTACAGTCTCCGACGTTTAGTTACTTTTGTTTCAGAAAATCCATTGTCACGTTGTATGGACTCCTGCTCAATTTCGTTAGGCTGGTTTGCTTGTTGAGGATTTACATTTATTCCGGCAGCCATTAATAATTGAGTTACTTGTTCAGGTGCTAATTTGCCCGTAACACTTAACTTTGGTGAAGGACTTCCCTTTGTATATTTTTCAGCCAGTTCCTTATTTGCTTGCCAATATAAAAATAAATTCATCCACCGGTTCCAATTTTGTTTTTGTTCAGGAGGATTATCAGGACTTTCTTGAGAAGCGGCACGACGTAATTTACGTCCATCGCTCCCTTGCATATATGAAAATGCGGTTGCTGCTATCGTCGCATAATCCAATGATTGGTCATCTGGAACTTCAATAGATGGAAGATACTGAGGTGTTTGTTGTAATTGTTCTTGCAATTGGTTCAACTGTTGCTCCATTTGTTGACCACCTTGAACAATAGAAGGATCAACTGGCCCTGTTTGGGCTAATAGTGATGCTTGTGATTTTGCCTCTTCGTGCTCGCCGGTCATTTGTTCAATTTGATCATTGAGTTCTTGCCACTCAGGATTTATGATAGGGGCAGACTCAAGTAATAAATCTATGTTTTCTAAACATAAATCTTCTGAGTCAGCTTCATTTACAGTAATTACATCATCAATATGCAATGCTTTAACAATTTCACGCGCATTAGACGCGGAAGAAATAAGATTCGCAATTTGAGGGTCTTGTCCTGCCATAGTAAGAATCTGCAATACTTTGGCTTCTCTTTGTGCTCCAGATTCTGGAATCATAGTTAAAGTTTCAGCAATGCATTCGCATTCTCCACTTGAATTAGATTTCAAATCAATTGGATTAACAGAGACATAATTATTGTTTATATTTGCATTTAATTCGGTATTACCATTTTCCGCGCAACATTTAACTGCTTGTTTAATTGCAGTTGCAAACATCTGATTAGTTACAAGCCAAGGAGTTCCAATTCTTTCCAATGCTTGTTGAAATCTAATCTGAGTTGCTCCGACTGTATTATCAGCCCCTTCACCACCACCAAATAATGCTGGTGTTCCGCCATCAATAGATTGAATTAATGGACCAAGATACCATTGAAACATTTCGGGTAAACCTTGAATTGGTTGAGGCGATGGAGTAATTCCTACCAATTGTTGCATCTCCATTCCTTCTGGAACTGCAACTTCAAGGAATCGTGTCGTTGATGCTTCTAATTTATTAATCTCTTCGGCATTAAATGCTTGCTGTTCAAGAAGAACCATACCAATCGAACCGCGAACAAATTTATCCCAAAGATCAGCCCATATATTAATTCGTTTTTGAAGCGAAATATCTGAACTTCCGAGAGAGCGTCTTGCTTGACCAAATCCACGAGTAAACATTCCCAATGATAAGTGATCGTCCATAGATTCTTCCCAACAACAAACAAATTCTGTTCCAGCCATAATTACAAATAATCCTTTCGGAAAATTTTGAATTAGAAACTCACGATGTTCATCAGTAACTTTATCATCGTAAAATGTTCCGGCTCGATTCCAAGTATATGCCATTGTTACTTCACGAAGACCGCTTGTTCCAAGCAATTGATTGCCAACTAAACCAATTCTTGTATTAATACGAGCGATTCTTTCAAACTCTAATTCACCAGCGGAACCCATTGATGGCTTGATGCTCTTCTTCATCCAAGGATAAGTTGCTCTTGCGACTGCATAATCTAATTCTTCAAATATTTGTGCATAACCACAATTGTCAAGATTATCTGCTGTCATTGGCAATTTGCTTTCTAATAGTCCATGAACCGTTGTCTTCTCAACTACTTTAATGTCGCCTTCTTCATTAATTCCGTTTTTAATATCTGCAATGGATCGAGTCCACATAATTGCACGAGGATCGGTCCAAGCAATTCCAACCGTTTCCCTTTGAAGTTCAGGTGATTTATTGAATTTCTCCCAAATATATTTGTAAGAGTTTGCGGCATCTGAATAGGCTACATCTTCGGGTGACTTATTTTTACACGGTGTAAAGTTTACTTTGATTTGCCCACGGCAAAGGGCTGATGTGAGAATATCGCCTTGCGCTGAATATATATTTGTTGCATATAATCCAGCGTCGTTCATCTCCTTTACACCATTACTCTTAGGGTTAGAAGGATTACACGCTGCGAATTGCCACCCACCACCATTACCTTCTTCAAGAAATTGCCAGCCTCGATCATAATGGCGCTCTTCCCAGCAACATAAAACTGAAAATCGACGAGATGCTTCATCTGTATTTGCATAATTAGTTACTAATGACTTAATAGTTTCTTTAATGGTGGGGTCGTCTTGAAAATCTTCCGGTTTCCAAACTTTTGATTGAGTAACAATGACTGATGACAGTGTTCCAGGCGCGGGAGTTTCATCAGACGTTTCTTTATCTTTTACTACAGTTTCTTCAGCCATTTAATCACCTATTTGGACATTAATTTACTAAGTTTGTCCCTTAACCCGGCTTTGACATCAAGAGAGGAGTCTTCTTTTGATTCTTGAGGTTCGGATTCTCCCTCGTTCATCGCTTGTTCAATCTCCTCTGCGTCATATCCCTTACGTTTCAATGTAGACAATGCATCCATCGCTTCAGGGTCGGATGTAATTGGAGATTTGGTTTCTGTTGGTTCGGCTTGAGTTAGAGGTTTTGAATCTTGTGCAGGATCAGATGGTGGCATAACCATTCCCATCGCTCCGCGTATCATTTTAGGATTCGACATTTTGTTTCTCCTTATTGTTATTGCGTTCTTGAATTGCTACCTTTGTGCGTTGATACGATTCCCAACCCATTCCTTTTAAATCAGCAGGATCAATCGGTGCTTTAACGGTTTTAGGTATAGGTTTCTTTTCCATTTCGTGACGAAATGCAAGCAACTGTTCTACTGCAATGTCTGCCCGTCTTGTTTGACTCGCTAAAAGATTTTTTAAATATTCAATTTCATCTTCTAAATGATACCTAAGAGGAAAGATTAACCGAAATAATTTTTCATACCAACTCATACTTTAAGTCTCCCTTTTATTTATCGTTTCACATTCCCACTCCATGAAGCCGGTAAGTACTGTCTTTTCGCCTTTGACTTTTTGTTTGCATAAGCCCAAGCTAAAACTGTCCTTTCAGCAGGTGTTGCTTCATTCATAGCGATATTAAATTTATCTTGCTCAGTTTTCTTTCTTGGTGCTAACATACTTTTCAAAGAATATCTCGCGGCTTCTGAAATATCTTGTTCAATTTTAGTTGAACTTAAATCTGTTTTTAAAACATTATCTAAGTCTTTTGGATCACGCATCAAAATTGGAATACTTGCTAACAGTTGAGGACATTCACTACTGATCAGCCAACAGTCGTCATATTGAATACCTTCGGGATCAATCCCTCTATACTTAGACGCTTTCAAAAGTTTGTCCATTAAAGTGTAACCGCCTTTACGATCATTGTCTGCTTTTATCGGATAAGGCATACCCATGGGTCTTGTTTCTTTACCAATCTGAGAACCTACACTATTCGGATCGTCAGTAACACATTCAGGAGAAAGATAGAAAGCGTGAATCAATGGTCTTTCTACGGTCGGAGTGCATTCAACTATTAACCTACCAATTTCTGTAGATGTTCTATCGTTAACAATCATTTCACGGTATGTAACAATTACATTAATTGGTTTGGTAAGGTTTTGCCAACCTAAATATTTATTTGCTTCGGAAGGTGAAAGTGCAATACGAAAATTCCAAATAACAGCAGTATAGTGTGACTTTCCCCAATCTCCACCGATCCAAGAATTAGCCCAGGGTTTTTTCATTGATTCAACAATTGAAGGATTTAATCTTGTAGATTCTAAATTAAATGAATTTCCAAAATAAGCACCTTCTACACTGTCCCAACTTCCATCCCAATCTGCTTTGCTAATAACTGGATCGTCATTTGCAAGTTGTTTAGTGTAAGGCCCATTCTTCGCAGCGTATTCTTTTCTTTGTTCATCAGTCCATCTATAGTAATCTTCTATTGTATAACCATCTTTGTCCAACGAACCGTGAACCCAAACATAATTAGACCAGGGATCAAATTTGAAGAAAATATAATCGTTTGGATCACCGATTTCTTTCGTGACGAACATTTTCTTTAAGTCTTGAATACCAGAACCGCGCATATTAAAAAGCAATACTAATTTTGCTAAGGGGAATTTATGGTTGGCAGAACGGCAGGACTTTCGTATTTCATTTATTTCTCGTAAGGTAAACTGTTCGGCTTGATCTATAAAAATTAAATTGTAATTTCCTGATCTAAATGCTTCTTCAACTTGATCGTAATTCTGGGCGTATTTGAATTCACAATGACTTGTTCCAATTCTTAAAACTGCTGGAGGAGAAGTTTTTAAATCTTTAGCGATCCAAGGAAAGCCCGACTTGAGAGTCTCTATGTGAAACGGAACAACTTGAGCAACCCAAGTTCTCATTACCAAACAAATACTTATATTTGGAAGTTCAGCCATTAGACTTAAAATACAGCGATCAGCAGCGGAACTTTTACTTGAACCTCTACCACCACCTACACCAATTACAGAATGGCGACCATTTTTTAGTTCATTATAAAGTAATGTTTGATTTGGTAATAATTCTATTGTTGGCACTCTGAACCTATATGTTTAATTACTAAAGTAACTGGTGTTTCGCCATCTTGAGCGCCTACGATTTTAGTCGTGGACCCATAACGACGATTTAAAACTCGTTCTGCTCTCCAAGTTGCGCTCTTTAATTTTAGGGCAGCGACTTGAACATCTTCGCGATTTGTATTCTCTACATCTTTCTGTGCTTGCTCTAAGAGATTCTCAGCATAAATTAATTTAGACACTTCACATTGTGCTCGGAATTCGGGATATTTTTCTTGCCATTCCCAAATAACTGATCGGCACGGACAGTCAAGGTCATCTTCACAGACTGCTAAAGTAGAACGAATCTTGATTCTTTCTACAAATTCTTTAGCAAGTTCTTTGGAATATTTAGTAGGACGACCCGAACTACCGGGATTACCCTTAACAAACCTTCCAAGTGAATCTCTATATCCGTTTTTCATCATTCCTCCAATACAAAGGTTTTCCACCTCGATCTGCTTCATCTGGTATAGGAAATTTTGGTGTCTCCCCTTCCAAACTTTCTCTAATACTTTGACGCAATTGAATCAGAGTTTTTTCACCTATAAGAGTTTTATTTTTGATATTATTCAATTTTCTTTTCAAGTCTAATTCACTTATTTCTAATTTCTTAGAACAAAATTCAAAATCTCTATTTTCAATAAACGCTTGTAATATTTTTTTCTCTTCATCATCAATAATTGTTTTTGGAATAGAATCTAACTCATATTCAAATAAATTCGGCATTTCTATACTCACATTTTCAAGGTTTGCAAAATCGTCATCTATATAAATTGCTTGTCGCTTTTTCTTTCTGTAAAAATCAGTGCATCTATTCAATGCAATTCTGTGAATCCAAGTTGAAAATTTACAATTGCCTTTATATTTATCTAAACTTTGCCAAATCGAAATGAGAGCAATTTGAGCAACTTCAGAAGGGTCTGCCAGTTTCCAACGACTTGCAACAGAAAAAGCATAAGAATAAGATAACGAAAATAGCTTCGTCAGTGTTTCTCTATTTGGATTATCTGCGTAATCAGCGTAGGCTTTATTGATATTCTTCAAAATTTGTCTCTCTTGAATAAACCTTAAGTTTAGAAAAATATAAGGGTCTTAGTAAGTATTGTTCATAATGAACATTTATGAACCTATAGTAATCCCCTAAAATTCTGGCATTTTCAACTCTTGCCTTTCGAATTAATTCATATTCTTTATTCATAAGATTATTTATCATTAAAAAATGAAACGACCATTTAAGGTCGTTTTTAAGTTCGTTTTTCTCTATTTGCATAGTCCAAGGACATATTTCTGTATTTGTCACCTGCCGTTTTTGACTTTTCAACTCTTTTCGCTCTTTCGTTTTCATCCATCGGAGCAGGATTCATTTGAGATTCATAAAATTCTTGATCCATTTCTTTACGATGAATCTCATCTTCTCTACTTTTTGCAGAGTCATAGGCGTCTCTCCATTTTTGAATAGTATGTGGACTTGCTTTTCGGAGAGTCGCAGACTGCCAACGACTGTAACATTGTCGAGCAGTTAATTTACGAATATCAAGATATTCTTTTTTATTGTCAATTTTTACTTTGAAAACTTTCGAAGGATCATTCTCAAGTTCCTGCATATAATACTGCAAAAAATATTCTATTCGTTCGGGAGGATCGTTTCTCCGCACAGACCGATACCAATTACGCTTTCTCTTGTATCTTTCTTTATGAAGGGAATAATCTAATTTTGCTCTCGCTTTAAGAATTTCTTTATTTTCTTGATAGTAATTTTTTTTGTCTTGTGTCATAGTTAGTAAAAACCCTTATCCTTTAAAAAGTAATAAAAACTCGTTTTTTGTCCCTTTAGAATCAATAATCTACGGATACCTTTTTCCCGGTTCAACCCCATATATCGTTCTCATCTGCGCCGCTCCACTTTTCCGTTTCAAACTTCCACAGAATGTAATATTCTCTTGCCTTGTTGGTTTCATTAGACCACATATAATAATCTTGACCATAATTTTCAAAGAGCCATTTTTGAAAAGTGATTCCTTCTTCGTAATTTTCAAATTCGAGTCCGTTGTATTCTGAGTTCATAGTTTTATTGTAACACATTTAAATTTCCAACTTCCAAAGAACAAAATATTCTCTCTGGGCGGCCCAATGAGCATCACCGACAGTTTCGTCTGGACACATATAATATCTTTTACCATAATTTTTCAAAAGCCATTGGTCAAATGAATGTAATT